TGGCATGCTTACAGCAGTTGCATCTGATATCTTCATAATTATTCCGTTGGTTTTGGCTCTGGAAGTATAAAGTCTTTTGGTGGTATTTTCAAGAACTTATCTCCCATTATTGTAACATCTGGGTTTTCTTGTTTAAATTCATCTTTTAAGTCATCCCAATAGCTTTTAGAATCACCGGGTCTCGTGTTATCTCTTGCAGGAGTTATACCCCTACATTTTGATACTAATAACCTAAAGTTTTTATTCTGTGCAAGACTAGGGTTGTTGTTGACTCGACCACACATCTTCATCAACTCTAATTGTTGTTTAAGATTTAGGTTTTCTTTTACAGTTTGGCAATCTACACCTAAATATTTTCTGTAAGTAAAATTTAATCTATAATTATCTTGTTCGTAATCTGAATTGCTCGAAGTATAATCTGTTTCTCTATCTTCTACTTCTATTCTAGTTTCAAAATCTCCACATCTTGCACCATACTCGTTAAGATACTCATTTCTCGAATGTGCAGGGCCACCCAAAATTGCTAATAAAAATAACATTATAAAAAGAACTAATGTAAATCTGTAATTCATTTTTAATATTCCCATGCATGTTTACCTATTTAGGTCCTTAATATCATAAGAGTGTTCTCTTACCTGATCAGCGAGAGTTCTATATAAATTCTCGGCCATCTGCCATGTGGCTTCAGCAGATGATAGTCTTGTGTTCATCTTGGTTAATTCTTTTTCAGCAACATTTAAATCTCTTTGAAGATTTACAATTTGAGCTTCTGATTCGTTAATAGTTTGTGTAAGATTAAGTACATATCGAATAGATGTAAAACTTCCTACAACTAAAGAAGCAACGATAGGGATAAAGATAATATTTTTCTTAAATAGATCCGCTATGTTCATCAGTCTTAACCTTCGTGTTGGCTTTGTATTCGTAGGTGTCTTGCTCGCTTTTTTCTTGCAATTCTACTTGCTGACAACATGTGCCATTGTCTTCTCTTTTTTTGCTGTGCATATTGCAGCATTTTGTTTCGTCTATTGGCATGAGAGACACTCATCGTTGTTTACTGTAGCTCCTTGAGGATTACAATTACATTTCTCACACGGACAAACGCCAGTATCATCAGAATGTCCTTTGACATTACAATGACAATTACAAAAACAATCTTTACATTTATTCATTTTTCTTTTCCTCAATTTCATAGAAGAAGTTATCAGTATCTTCCGTTTTCCATTTTCCAGAATCTTCTACGTTCCATTCACTTGTTTGTACCTTCCAATCTGGGATTTCATCTTTAACTGTAAAAGAGGGTATATCCCATATAATTCTATTGTTAGGTTGTGCAGCATAGTTGCCATCATCCAAGGCAATTATATGAGCGCACTTATGTTCGTGCGGAATTTCAGAATGATCTGTATCAACTATATTACTCTCTGGGTGGGCCCAGTCAACTGTGAAAAGATAGGATCCTGTATGCCATTTCTTATCTTTTCCTATATATTTACCGTGTTGACCGTCTAAAAGATCGAAAGAAGAAATAGCAGGATAGTAACTGAAACAATTCCAAAGCTCCAACTCGTCAAGTCTAGGCCTAGGAACTTCTTTGACATCAAATCCTCGCTGGATGAAGGCAGAAATCGGTAAACGATAGAAGACAGCACCATTTTCCATAATTGCATGAAACAATATGGGACGCCCTGTAATCGATGCCACAGCAAATACAATACAGTCTTCCACTTCTCCATGGTGTTTTTTAAGGTCATAAAGGTATTCCCTCCTGATCTGCGCGTAAGTCACAGGTATGTTCGCGTTTAAATATGCCATTTAACATATAACCTTTTTATATAATTAATAAAATAATTATCACAACTACAGCAGCACCCACTAATTTTTTGTGATCTGTCCATAGATGTTTTATTTGATCTAATATACTCATGTTCACTCCTTTGTTATATTGCCCCAGTTAGGTCCATGTTCATAATCTACTTTGTTAGGAACTTCAAGATTAACTGCGTGCTCCATTATTTGTTTTATCTTATCAGCTTCTTCAGCGTTTTGCACTGAAATATCAAGCTCATCATGCACTTGAATATGTGGTATTATACCCTCTTTATGTAGGTTAATCATAGCTTTTTTTGTCATATCTGCTGCTGATCCTTGTATTAATTTGTTTAATGCTTTGTATGTAAATGCTCTTTTGATCCCTGGTCCGTGTTCCAAGAGCGCTTGATCATGAGGTAATGCTTTATGAATACCAAATTGATTAGGTTCCCATAAAGGAAAACGACATAGTCTTCCCATTAAAGTACGAATCTTTCCGGAGTCCTGTGCACGTTTCATGACTGAATCCATAAGTTGTTTAACAAATGGAACTTTACCATGATACTGTTTAAATAAACTATCTGCTTGTAATTTATTAATTCCAAGTTCAGCCATTAATTTATTTTTTCCCATACCATAAAATAAACCCAGGTTAATTGTCTTGGCTTGGGTTCTAGGTATGTCTGCCATATCAGCAACAATTTTGTGAAAGTCTGTATCGGAATCATTGTGATAAGAATCAACAACCTCGTCAACTCCATACTGTTTCATTAAAGATGCATAATGCACTACCAGCCTAGGCTCTTGTTGAGAATAGTCAAAACAACCCCATGTATGGCCCTCCTCGGGTATGAATAAAGACCTTATCCGTGGTCCGAGATCCTTGTTCCGTGCTGGAATCTGCTGTAAGTTTGGATTATTCATACTGAATCTGCCTGTCACGGTCCCTCCACCATCACCACGAAGTTGGTTAATTTCCGCATGAATCCTACCTTTTTTACTATATTTTAAAATGGTATCAATAAATGTTGTATGAGCTTTATTAATTTCTCTAGCTTTAGCTATACATTTTACAACATCATGTGGATGATTTTGTAAAAAGTTCTTTGTAAAAGAAGGTGCACCTGTATTAGCGGTTCGATCATAAGGTAATCCTAATTTGTCAAACACTTTAGCAATAGATCGCGCTGCCCATATATGAACTTCTATCCCCGTACTTACTAACACCTCACCTAACATTTTTTTCTCTTGTTCGACTAACGTTTTCTTTTCTTTCGCTGCTTGTTCTTGATTTACACGTACACCGAGAAACCTCATATCTACTAAACAAGGAAACAATTCTGTTTCCATCTTAAATATTGCTTCAATATCCTGGTGTAAAATTTCTTTTTTTAATTCCTGCCACAACTCCAGTGTGAGTTGGGCGTCACGCTCTGCGTAAGCACCGACGTACATGGCTGGTAGTTTATACATTTCAGCTTTGGCATCTACTCCCCATGATTTGGCTGCATCGTATAAAGCAGATTCATCTTTACCTTTACCAACATAATCTCTTCCACAACTATTTAAATCATAACGTAAACGATTTTCATCAACTAATGCTGCAGCTATCATCGTGTCAATAATTCTACCTTGAATTTTTAAACCTAACGATCTTAACCAACAAACATCATACATAGCGTTATGGAATATTTTATCTGACTTGGTATTTAAAACATCTTGTAACCATTTTAAAACTATCTTACGGTCCATATTACCACCGCCTTCATGAGCGATAGGATAATAAGCACACCAATCATCTGCGGCTAAAGAAATACCGACTACTTCTCCTTCACCAATAACTGATCCTGACCCCATTCTTACATTTAAATTAGGATCTCTTGTTTCTAAATCAATAGCTATCTCACATGCTTGAGATAAATCGGGAAAATCTTGTGGTGGTATCCACTCTGTTTGTGGTTTAAATAAAGGTATCTGCATTAGTTATGAGGACATCCTTTCTTCCATTCTTTATAACCTTCCACCCAATCTTTGCCTGAAGTTTCTGGTGGTTTAATCATTCCCCATGAATTGTTTGGAGGAAAAGTTCTTTCTGCATCTGCTTTAGAAATACCTGCGTTTCGATATTCCTCTTCTTCTGTCATTGGTATTAATTTATAATCTCTCTCCAATATCATATCTATATAATGTTTTGCTTTTTCTAAATCTTGTCTCTCTCCTTTATGTTTATGTCTGCAGATATACTTAATAGCATTACCTTCTGCAAAAGGCAAATTGTTCTCGTTTATAAATTCACTGGGTTGAATCTTCATGTTTTTATAATGGGATCCTCCTATTTGTTTGTCGTATGCACTCATGGTTTTCCTTTATATTCTAAAAGATTTATAAATATCTTTTGGTTTAACAATGTGTAAATGATGTTTAGCTCTTGTTGCCCCAACATAAAATAATCTATTTTCATCGTCAGGATATCTTTCATAATTTTTTTGAGTATTATTACTCAAATCACTTAACAACACTACGTTATCTGCTTCCCCTCCCTTGACACCATGTATTGTAGATAGTAAAATACGCGGTGCTTTATTTAGTATTTCTCCATTCTTTCTCATCTTTCTAATGTATTGAACCTGTTTTTCTGGTGCAGCATCAAATGCTTCATACCATACGGCTTTAGTCATTAATCCTTTATTATTATAAGTATCTTCTATAAAAAATAATGCTTCTTTATTTAAATAATTAAGTCTTGTTTTTTCATAATGATTTGGTGAAGCATAAGAAACAATTCTTTTTAATTGATCATAGTTAATAGGTTTACCTTTTCTAAATTCTTCCCAATCAATAACAGCTTCGTATAAATCATGTTCATAGTTTTTCTTAAATTTATTTTTATAATAAAGTCCTTTAGAATATAAAACATTTTCTAAATCATTTAACATATATCTTGTTCTTGCTAACACGAGCCAGTTCCCTGTACGCATATCAATATCTTGAAATTCATTATAATAAGAAAGCATTCCTTCATGCGTTCGTGGTTTCCATTCTTTATAAATTCTATTTGAAATTCTTTTTACAATACCCATGGCTAGGTCATGAACTGCTCTTGGTATTCTATAAGATTGTGTAAGATTTAATATTTTTCCTTTTTGTGTAATGAAACTATCTACATCTGCGCCGGCCCATCTAAATATAGCTTGGTCATCATCACCAGCAATAAAAGAATCATTAGAATGATTCATCAAAGCTGTAGCCATATCCCATTGCATATGAGATAAATCTTGAGCTTCATCAATAAAAACTACATCTAATTGAGGACATACGTCAGATCCAGTGAATTGAGTAATCATGTCATTAAAATCAATAAGTCCATATTCTTTTTTATAAGCATCAATTTCATTGCTTAATATTTTTAATTCTTTAACTGATAAATCTTGAGTATGTTCTTTTAAATTGTATTGTTGTTCCGGTGTTGTCCCTCTTAATTTAGCTAATTGAATAATACGTAAGTATTCACTGTTCGTAGTAAAAAGTCCGGTTTGTTCTGGATCATACTCATTGTAATCCAATCTCATATTAATTTTTTTACCCAGGTCTGCGTAATGTTTTCTTTGCATTACATTTTCTTTTTTCATGCCTAATCTTCTAAAAGCTAATGAGTGTAGTGTTCTAAAGTAAGGTAAATCATCTTCACTTAAATTAAATTTATCAATAGCTCTATCTCTTGCTTCATACGCTGCCTTCTGCGTAAAAGAAAAATAACCGATCTTATTAGGGTCGGTTTGTTTTAAAACATTATCTACTTCATTAAGAAGAGTGTGAGTTTTACCCGTTCCTGGTGGTCCTAATACTATTGTTTTCATATGAATGATCTTTCTTTTAAATAATTATAAATTCTAGTAATACCTTCAATATTATCTCCAAAATGACCTGCTCCTGTGTTACAGTTTTGGCATAACCAGCCTCTATGTTTTCCAGTTTTTTTACAATGATCATTATATAGTGTATGTTTGGGAGGTTTTCTCCCACACCCAGCTTCACATTCTGATGAAATGGGTGGAAGATT